TGAGCATGGTCGTATCTCCTTGAACAAAGAAGAGGACTGGAAGGAATTTGAGGATCAGTTCATTATGTTCCCTGCCACAGGCGTACATGATGACTTGATTGACTCTCTTGCTTACGTCGATCAGCTTGCTATGAGTAATTACCAGCAAGATTACGAAGAAGATGAACACGAAGTTTTAGACATTATATCGGGGTACTAATGGCGGACAACAACTTACAAGCAGCTTTAGAGTGGCTTAAAAACCCTCAGCGTACTCAGCAGGTACAAGGTATAGGTAATACGCTTGACGAAGCTATTAACAGTTTAGGGGCTTCTCGGGCCAAAGACGAGGCTTTATGGAATCAAGCTTTTTCCAATCCACAAAAGCCTTTGCAAGTTACAGATCAAGCAGCCTTCAATGAAATGAATCAGCGCACTATGGCTGGTCCTATGGGTTTTGCTCCTGTGGGTATGATGTTAGGTAAAACTGCTGAGGGAATGGCTCCGCTCGTTCAAAAAGCTCAACAACTGGCTTTTCAAGGTTATCCTGAATACAAGATTACAGAGCTTACCGGACTTGAGAAAATACCTACTCCCAGCGGTTTTGATTGGGGTAAACAGATTTCTGATACAGGAGCTACTTTAAATAAAGAAGCTTTCAATAATCTTAAAATAATGAAAGGTACTCCTTTATCAGATGTGTTAGATCATCCTGAGCTATACAAGGCGTATCCAGATTTAAAGAATCTCAGTGTTGAACAATTAGGTGTTATCTTTAGGGGTCCAAACATGGCTGGCCTTTATGACCCCACAAAAGACCTTATAGAGCTAAATAAGCACTTAACATATGGTGATAAAGGCTATAAAGACGCGTTATCTACTTTGTTGCATGAAGTGCAGCACTCCATTCAAAAACGTGAAAGCTGGCCAGGAGGCACAAATCCAGGACAGTTTACACCTTCTTCAACAAAACGTATTCAGTCTTCTTTAAGTACGCTCGAAGATAATTTAGCTAAAGAAGCTTCTTTATTATCAGGTAACAACGTATCTCGCCACACAATCAATAACGCTTTAAACTATTTAGAAGGGCGTACAGGATATGCTGGCAAACAAGAAGCGGCTTTACTGGAAGCTTTAAAAGGTAATAAAGATCTTGGTGAAGTTGTCAAGCAATTCCAATCATTTGATGGTATTCGTGGTCGTTTACGTAATCGAGCTATAAAAGCAGAGCAAGAATATAACAAAGCTGCAAGCGAAGTGCAGGCTCAAGCGACTCAAAAACAGTTTGAAGAAGGTACAATGACTATACCTTTAACTAAACGTCCAGAATATACTTCAATTAAAAGCCCTTTAAATTATACAGATCCTCTGGGCTTCACAATAAAATAGTTGACAAAAGTATTAAAAACTGATATAGTGCCACAAACCAAATAAGGTATATTACTAATGGCTGACATGGAAAACGAAAAAGAAGCTCCTCCGTTCGAGGAAGCAACTGCAAACGATAAAGAGCTAGTCTCTTGGGTGATGGACCATATCGAGCGTTGGCGTGACTTCCGTGATAACAACTACATGGATTCATGGGAAGAGTACGAGCGTATCTTCCGTGGTCAATGGGCTGATGCTGACTCCACTCGTGATTCAGAGCGTTCACGTATCATCTCCCCTGCTACTCAACAAGCTGTAGAGACATCCCATGCTGAGATTATGGAAGCTGTGTTTGGTCAAGGTGAGTATTTTGACATCCAAGACGACGTTAAGGACGTAAACGGTCAAGACATCGACGTTGAGATGCTCAAGACTCAAATGATGGAAGACTTCAATAAGGATAAGATCCGTAAGTCTATTGACCAGATTGGCTTGATGGCTAAGATCTACGGTACTGGTATCGGTGAGTTGGTTGTTAAGACAGTCAAAGAATATATCCCCGGTACTCAGCCTATCCCCGGTGTGACAGGTCAAGCAGCCATTGGTGTTCACGAAAAAGACCGTATTTCGGTTACTCTGAACCCTATCAATCCTAAGAACTTCTTGTTTGACCCTAACGGTACATCGGTGGATGACTGTATGGGTGTGGCTATTGAGAAGCCTGTAAGCTTGCACAAGATCGTAGCAGGTATGGAAGCTGACATCTACCGTAAGGTGGACATTAGTGCTTACATGGAC